CATTCAAAAGCTTCTGGGTAATTTGGGTGGGTATGGCACCAAGCAACGCTGGCACACGTTCCGGCACCTTGCATAATCATTTTATATTTTAGGGGACAACATGGAATCAATCGTTATCAATGGGGTGGATCCGTTGCATCGGATCTTTGTGGGTACGCAAGAAGAAAAAAATGTCTGGGTTAACCTGATAGTGCCGGGCGGCAGTGCGTACATGCGCATCAGCCCCGAGAGCGCCCAGCAGATGATCGAAGCGTTGCAGCAGGCTATCGAGGTGGCTAAGAATGAGGCGTGAGTACGAAGTCTGGGAGGGTGACAACCCTCTGCGCCTGTCCCAGTACCGCTTCGTTGCGGTACCCAAGGGCGGGTGCGTGGAGGATGATGTTGGTTACGGGGCGACGCCTGAAGAGGCGATCGATAATCTGCGGGAAATCATGGGGGAGTAAGAATGAGCGCACATACACCGGGGCCGTGGAAGTTCAGGGACGACAGTAAGCATTTCAAGACCAATCCGTTTAGCGTCTATGTGCAGGGCGGTGGGGTGCATAGTGCAGCCATTGCTAACATACCGAATAAAAAAACAATCCCGGAATCGGAGGCCAGAGCCAATGCGCTTCTGATTGCTGCGGCACCTGATCTGTTAGAGGCGCTGCAGGATCTGCTAGAGGTAGTGGCAGGGCATGGCGCACCAAAGTCACTAGGGGAGCTGGGCGTCATTGGTCGAGCTTCGAGAGCTATCAATAAAGTCACAGGAGAAGTTAATGGCTAAGTTACCGTACATGATCACTATCTGCCCGGATGGGCCGAATCCAAAGCAGTTCACGGCGATGACGCCGCAGCTAATCAGTGCGATGCGGTTTGGGTATGACATGACTATCAACCAGAACCAATACCTCTGGCCTGCTGCGCCCAAAGGTGCGACGCGGATAAATAACCATGAAGAAAAAGACAACAAACAGGAGGGCGAGTAATGGACGACGGTAGCATGTTTGCAATTATCGTAATCGTGGGCTGCATAGCGGCTTGGCTGACGCACGTGTTTACGTGCTTTGTGACCGCGGCATGGGGCTTCTTGATAGCCGGAGCCATCTTTTTCCCGATTGGCATCCTGCACGGACTTTATTTGTGGTTCACCTAAAAAAAGTTGTTGACACGGGGGTGACCGTTTAATGTAGAATTACACCACTGACACGTTGGTCAGGATGCGAAATAGGAGAAAGCCATGCAATACGCAAATCACTACATGTACAGCGACGTTGAGCCATATGAAGTTGTTCGGGTTGTCAGCGAAAAGACCATCGAAATTCGCGCCATGAAAACTGAAAAAGACGAAACAGTTAACCTTGAATTTTTCGTCGGTGGGTTTAGCGCACATTGCTCAAATCAAGATGAGCAAAAGTGGATTATTACTAGCGACGAGACAGCACCTATCAAGCGTATCCGTCTCGGTAAGAACGGCTGGAAGGATGCCCACGGCGGGCGCTACGGCCTGTCAGACCGGCCCCACAAGAAATACGATTACAACTTCTGATCAACCAGCCGGGGAAACCCGGCTTTTTTAAGGCTTCAATCCCATGGATGACTTACAGGTACTGGATAGAATGGAAAAACAATTTGATAAAGTAGTGGATGCGGCGTATGAAGAGCACTGCAAGCGGATGATCCTGATGAGCGCGATGGAGGACATCCTTGAGGACGGAACTTGTACGGCGAGTATCCGGGAGATCGTGGAATATGCGGTCAAGCTTGTAAATGCTGAAAAGTCGGTAGACTGATGGTTCGTTGAGCCAGCGCAGGGCTAAGAACAACGAGTCGTCAAGGATCGGTCGCCCAGCCGTCTGCGTAGGGCGCCAAGTGGCATGGAGGCCGGCTGGGCACTACCCCGCCCACGTAGACTGGAACCTGCGTAGCAGAGTCGGTCTCCATACCAGTTGGGAAAGCGGATGCTGAAAAGGGTGAGCGCCGAGTTCGCATAGGCTCTTAAATGGATTGCGACGCAGTGCAGCGAGTACCAACCCTAACACGCATGAGGATTGCCTCCGGTACTACGGGGGATGCAACAGTCCTCAGCCGTGTTGGTGGGTTTGACGCGCATGGTTGATGCGATACGCAATGTTCCTACCGGATCGATACGGGAAGGCTGCCAGAGGAAGTTTCGGAGATCAGCACCGACCACCAACAACCAACACGCATGAGGATTGGGAGATGCAATTCAAGCCTGCGCCAGTTAGCCATAGTGCATAACTGGGTACCAGTCTTCAGCCGTGTTGGGTGTTAAGCCAGCAATCGAGGATGTCAACGCAGACTGTTTTCTGGCTTTCCGGTTTGCCTAGTTGAAGACCAAATCGAGCCCAACATCAACCTCAATTACAAAAAAGGAAACAGCTATGGAAAACAAAGACATTCGCATTACCCTGAGCTATAGTCTGGAAGAGGTAAACCACCTGCTGACATTGCTAGGGGCTTTGCCTTTTAACCAATCTGCGCCTATCATTGACAACATTCGAATGCAGGCGATGCCGCAGTTGCCAGCGCAAGAGGTTGCTCCCGAGCAAGTAGCTGATGAGGGCGCAAGCTAATTACTTTCTGAGATGCAATATGGAACACGATTTAGAAACTCGGTTTGCGGTGCATGAAGCGATCTGTAACGAGCGCACCAAGTACATCTCTGAGCTATTAGACAAAGGCTCAGACCGTATGCAGCGCATCGAGTATCTGCTGTATGGCGTAATGATCATGGTGCTGTTAGGCCCCGGAGCCGCAGCCGAGTTCATCAAAAAGTTATTCATGTAAAAAAGGCAATAGAGAGACTGAGATATGTCTGAAGACGCCACTACCGATACAAAGCCCCGTAAGAAGATGGGGCGCCCCTCAAAGAAGACTCCAGAGCTCGTAGAAGAGATCTGCGCACGCTTAGCTAAAGGCGAGCCAATGAGCCGCATCGCTAAAGACGATCATATGCCTGAGCTCACTAATGTTTACAAATGGCTAAGAGTCGATGAGGAGTTTCGACAGCTTTACGAGACAGCCCGCTCAGATGGGGCGCATACCTACGCTGCACAGATCGCTGAGATCATCGACGAAGAGCCCCTTGCCGTGTATGACGATCAGGGGAATAAGAAGTTCGATAGCGGCAGCATTGCGCACAAGCGCCTGAGGATGGATGGCAGGAAGTGGTTGGCTGCTAAGTATCTGCCGAAGGTGTACGGTGAGCGCCAGATCCTCGCAGGGGACGCTGATAGCCCGCTAGAGCTGAAGGTAGACACCAGCGTGTTCGACGCCGTCCTAAAGAACATCGAGCTGACTAAGCAAGCCAAATGAAGTTCTGTACATCCTGTCAGGCGGACAAGCCGTCTGAGGGTGGTGAGCGCCAGCAGCGGGGGAAAGTCTTTCGCTGGATCTGCAAGGGATGCCTTGAGCGCAGAAGCCCGAGCCCGTACAAGTCATACAACAAAGAGCCCTACCCTAATTGGAGACGATGATGCGCAGGATGGGCGGCGTCCTATTGGTGCTGTATCTCATGATCGTGGCGGTCATCAGCGCATGGTTCGCCGCGGTGACCCTGACTATGCCTGATCGCCCTGTATGCAAACCTCCCGAGTGCCAGAAAAGACTATGGTGACCTTCCTGTGGATCGTATCCCTAATGGTAGCCATGCTGATCGGCATGGTGATGGGCTACGTGGTGGGCGCCCAGTCGGGGGAGTCGAAGGCTTATGAGGTTATGCGCAACCCCGAGAAGTTTACCGGAGAGCCTGAGCCCCTATCCCCAGCGGAGCGCAGGCGGATGGCGAATCGACCATGGACATAACCGAAGAGCTAAAGCGCCGGATCGCTGAGCGCAAGGCGGAGCTGCAGGCCACCAAAGATCGTGAGCTGATGGAGTTCCCGGAGATCGCTATGTACGCCGCGGAGTACCTGTCTGTGCTGATAGGGCTGATGTTCGGGGTGGCGAGTAAGCCCGAAGCCTGCTGCGCCATGATGCTGATCGCCATCTACCTGAAGCTGCGCCGATGAGCGACTTGGTCGAGATCCTCAAAGACCCAGCGACCCGGGCGCAGTACGCCAAGCTGCCGGCTGAGTACCGGGCTGCGTTCGAGTGGCGCACGAACTGGCTACTGCAGGCGCACAAGTACCAGATCCTGCCCTCAGGCGAGTGGTGGGACATCTGGCTGATGTTAGCAGGGCGAGGCGCCGGCAAGACCCGTACCGCGGCTGAGCAGCTAGGCTGGTGGGCTTGGGAGCACCCCGGCACCCGCTGGGTAGTGGCAGCGCCTACGAGCTCGGACGTCCGCTCGACCTGCTTCGAGGGTGACTCTGGCCTGCTGTCTGTCATCCCGCCGATCCTGATCAAAGACTACAACAAGGCGCTCCACGAGCTGACGCTAATCAACGGGAGCATGATCAAAGGCATCCCGGCATCGGAGCCCGAGCGTTTCCGGGGGCCGCAGTTCCACGGCGGCTGGTGCGACGAGTTAGCGGCATGGGACTACCTGCAAGACGCGTGGGACATGATGCAGTTCGGCCTGCGTCTGGGTAAGAAGGTGCGGCTGATCTGTACCACGACCCCGAAGCCGAAGGATCTGATCATCGATCTGGTAGACCGGGACGGCGACGATGTGGTGCTGGTGACCGCCTCGACGTATGAGAACCTCGGCAATCTGGCGGACAACTTCAAGAAGCAGATCCTGCAGTACGAGGGCACGAAGCTAGGCCGGCAAGAGATCTACGCTGAACTGATCGACCCCGAAGAGGGCGGCATCGTGAAGCGGGACATGTTCCGCCTGTGGCCTGCCAACAAGCCCTTCCCTAAGTTCGAGTACATCCTACAGAGCTATGACTGCGCCTACACTGAGAAGACTGTCAACGATCCTACGGCGGCGACGACGTGGGGCGTATTCAAACCAGAAGACGGGCCGATGGCTGTTATGCTCATCGATGCGTGGCAAGACCGCCTGCAGTACCCGGATCTCCGCCCGAAGGTTATCGAGGAGTTTAAGGTGTCGTATGGCGCTGACCCCGAGGAAGAGTCTCGTGGAAACTTTACCGGTGGCAAGAAGGTTGACCTCGTGCTTATTGAAGACAAGGCTGCTGGCATCTCGCTGATCCAAGACTTACAGCGGGCGCACCTGCCGGTCAGGGCGTACAACCCCGGGAAGGCGGACAAGATACAGCGGCTGTCGATCGTAGCGAACATCATCGCCCACAAGCGGGTGTACATCCCCGAGAGCACGGTCAAGAAGGGCTACGTGCGGGATTGGGCTGAGGGGTTTGTCAGCCAGATCTGCAGCTTCCCCGAGTCTACCCATGACGACTTTGTGGACAGTTGTACGCAGGCTCTGCGATACTTGCGCGACGCCGGATGGCTTGACATCGATCCCAAAATGGACGATGACGACGACGATTACGTCGAAGCAACCCGGAAGCGCTCTAACCCTTACGCGGTGTGATTATGCCTAGTCCTAAAGACATCAAGAAGCTGTTGAACGTGGCGCGTGGCGAGAAGACCGCGAAGAAGGCGGCGACGCTTGATGAGATCATGGGACGGCTCCCGCCGATTGACCCTGCCTTACAGGCGCGGATCAGCGCAGAGCTAGAGGCGATCGAGCAGAAGCGCAAGGGTGCCAACAAAGCCCCGCAGACATCCAAAGAGACGGGCAAGGCTGCGTTAGCGGATGCTAAGAAACTACTGGCGAGTAAGGAGCCGGTGCTCAAGCAGTTTGACCCTAAGGCTGAGCTGCAACGGCAGGTGCTGGAGGCCGAGCTTCAGCGTTTGCAAGCTGGCAAGGAAGAGTTCCTGTCCCCTAGTCAGATTAAGGATCGCCTGTACCACGCCACGCCTAAAGACTTTTCAGAGTTTCAAGGCGAGGGCTTTGACCCCACGATCAGCGGGCACGCAACGTGGCTAGGTTATGACCCCGAGTATCAAGCTGCCATGCACAACATCAGTGGAGGTCGAGGCGCCCCTTTCCGTGAGGGGGTGAATGTTATGCCCGTGCATGTGCAGGCACGTTCGCCTTTGGTTTTAGATGACCCTGTGATGATTGATTGGGCGCGACAAGTCTTTGCCGGCGGTAGTGGCGAGTTCCCACAATTGATGCCGAAGGAGTGGGTGAACTCGTTGAAGGAGTCTGGGTACGACAGCATTATCTTTGCTCCGCCCGGCAGTGAGCGTAAGCATCAAGAAGTAATCATGCTCGACCCCAAGCGCATCAAGTCCGCCATCGGCAACCAAGGCACCTACGACATCGAGAACCCCGACATCACCAAAGCCGAGGGAGGCGAAGCGCATATGGCTAAAGGCGGCAAGCTGCTGAAGGCGCTACGGAAGGGCGAGCAAGGCGTTGAGGCTGGCAAAGACCTGCAGTCGATGGTTGAGGCTGCTCGTCCCGTGACTGCGGCAGAACGCGCTGCGGCTGGCAAGCTAATGACTGAGTACACGGCAAGCCAGCCCACGACCCGGATGTCTGAGGCGCTGGGTAACGTAGGCGCTGAGGGCAAGAAGCTGCGCGTGACACAGGCTGACCGCACGGCGGCAAAGCATTTGGGTGGCCCTCCGTTCTCTGGCCTGCAGTTGGTTGACCCACGCTACGCCGAGGCTCGTGCCACATGGGGCGTGAAGACACCGGGCGCCGCAAAGAACATCGCCAACCAGTCAGACGCCGACATTCTCTGGTCAACGCTGATCGGCTCGCCCTTCCAGCACAAGTCGAATGAGATCGTATTCGACAAGCTGTACAAAGCATTCCAGAAAGAAGCGAAGGCAGGCAACCTGAACGAAGAGCTTCGTGCCAAGTTCAACGCCGCACTTGAGCCGCACTTTGGTGAGGGTGCCGACATCCTCGACCCGAAGCTACGCAAAGAGATCGACACGTTCGAGAAGCGGGCTATTGTCGCCGACTTACTGATGGGTGAGAAACTGGGTGGTACCCTGCGGGGTGGCTCGATCATCCCGGGCGGCAAGATCATGATGGAGACCACGGAGCCCATGCTGCGGGGCGTAGAGACGTTCTCGATCGGCCCTCGCCTGTTTACCTTAGACAAGGGCGTTGTGACGCGCCCAGACCTGCATCCTGCGTTCCCTGAGATTCTGCAGGGCGAAGACTTGAGGCAGTTGTTTACCCCGGTGCCGAACGAGATCGCGCTGCCTACCTTCAATGAAGAGTTCAGGAAGCGGACGGGGCGCAAGAAGCCGGGCTACTACGACTTGACGATGACGCCTCCGGGTGAGCCGTACCCAACGCAAGACATCACAGATAAGTACCTGACCCATCTGCAGCGTGAAGGCTATGCCGATGGTGGCGTTGTGCATATGCAGGGCGGTGGCAACCCGGGCGAAGTGTCGGGCGATATGTTCAAGCCTAAGCCGCTTGAGATGCCTTCGATATTCACGGATGCCGCGGCTAAGCTGAAGGCGCAGTTCGAGAAAGAGCGCCGCTCGATGAGAAAGCCGGGAGCCGTGCAGGATGTCTTAATGCGTGGCCCCGTAGCGTTTTCAATGGGCGCCCCGATGGACATCATCGGCATGGGTGGCGAGGCGCTAGATTATCTGCAGACCAAGATCCCCGGACTAAGAGAGCGTGCGTCCGTGATGGACACAGGCCCTGAGCGCGTGCCGACGATGGGCTATGCCCCGAAGGTTTCGCTGGCACCTGAAGGCCCCTATGGCACGGAGGCTGCGCAGGATTTGCTGAAGAAGGCGGGGCTGACCACTGACGAAGAGCGCCCGCTGTTTGAGATGGGTGCGGGTATCACTGCGCCTATCGCTGGCGCTGCTGCATTGAAGACCGGTAAGGCTTTAGCCCCGACCGCACGCGACATGCTGGAGATGCAGTTAGAGAAGTCAATGAAGCCTTACCAGATGGCTGTAGCTCCTGAGGGCAAGGCTGGCAAGGTGAAGGCGCCTGCAAACAAGGTGGGCTTCTACAACCCTGCAGAGAAGGCCGCGTTGAACCTGCAGCGTAAGAAAGGCCCCGGCTCGGCGTTTGTGTCAGACATGCAGAAGACCCCGGGCGTGAATCAAGAGCGCCTGAATGACTTAGGGCTGGGTGATCTGGCAAGCCGTCCTGATGTGACGCGAGAAGAGATTCTGCAGGCGGCTGAACAGAACCGCATCCCGTTGCGTGAGTCAGTGCGCCGTCCGTATCAAGAGGAAGACGAATTCAGCGATACGCTTGAGGGCTTGAGATTTAACAGCCGCTACTACGAGGACGGCATCCAGCAAATGCAAGACCGGATAAGGGAGGTCTCTGAGAGAGCGCCTGATAGCCCGCTGATTGCTGAGTACGAGCGCAAGATCGTGGCGATGCAAGAGAAGATTGCGCGGAACAATGAGAGGATTGCTGCGAAACAGCCATCGCTGTATGGCCCCGACTCGCATCCTGACTACAACATGCCGGGTGGTGAGAACTACCGTGAGATTCGCGTTGGCTTGCCAGAAAACGCTGTTCCTGCTCCAGATTTAAGTGGGTACAAAGTCAGAACGGTGAACGACAATCAATACTCCGGTCAACGCGACATTGAAATTCGTGACCAATTTGGTCAATGGGTTGCGACACGTAGTGGGTTTAGAGGATCAGATGAAGAGGCATTAAAAGAATTTGCTAATAACATAATTAAAGGGCAAAAGAAAAACTACAACTTCATGCACCAGACCCATCACGGCGACGAGCCGAACGTCCTGTTCCACCTACGCGTAGCTGATCACACTGACGTTGAAGGTAAGCGTGGCCTACTGATCGATGAGCTGCAGTCTGACTGGCATCAGACGGGTAGGGAAAAAGGTTATCGTCTGCCATCTGAAGTTACAGCGCCGATGGACTCTGAGTACAGGGCGTTGGTGCACAAAAACAGAGAGGCTGTCGAAGCGGGTAGAGCGCCAGACCCAAAAGATGTAGCGCGGGCTCAATTGTTAGAGCAGGAGCTAATGAGGTCTGACAGCTCAAAAATACCGAACGCCCCATTCAAAGACAACTGGTATCAGCTTGGCTTAAAGCGTGCGATTAAAGAAGCGGCAGACACCGGCATGGATCGCGTGTACCTGACGACTGGTAATCGGCAGACGCTGCGTTACAGTGAAGACCAACGCAAAGGCATGGAGCACTGGTACGACAAGCAGTACAAGAACTTCCTCGACAAGTACGCTAAGCAGTTTGGCGGCAAACTTGGGCAGACCAAAATTGCAGGTGGTGAGACCGTCTACTACATCGACATCCCGCCTAAGATGCGTGAGTCAGCAAAGATCGGTCAATCGTACAAAGACGGTGGCTCGGTATCGCAAGACGGCGGAGCGCCCCAAGACCTGACCGCACACCTGAACAACCTATTGCGTCAGCACCACGGCATGGCTGAAGGTGGTGCTGTCAACTTAGAAGAGAAGCTAAATAATCTGTTGCGCCAGCATCATGGCATGGCTGAAGGCGGGGAAGTAGAAAACCCATATAGCAGCGACCCCGACATGTCTGATCGTGGGCTGTTTGTGCCAGCGCCTGCATTTGCTGAAGGTGGCGCAGTGAAATCAATCTGGACGGTTAACTAAAGGAAACAATCATGCCTGAGATGCCTGTCGATCCCGAATTCGGGCGATTCATCAGTGGTTTGAAGCAGACGCCTGATGGCGGTGCTGAGATGGAGTTGGACATTGATGAGGACGATCTGGAAGAGTTGCCAGACGGTTCCGTCGTTGTGTCGATGGAAAAGGGCTTCAAGACGCCTTCTGAAGACGAAGACTTCTACCAAAACCTCGCCGATGAGTTGAATCCAATGGATCTGGACTCCATTGCGATGCGCTACCTCGACCTGATCGACAAGGACAAAGAGGATCGCAAGGGTCGTGACAAGCAGTATGAGGATGGATTGCGCCGTACTGGTATGGGTAACGACGCTCCGGGTGGTGCGAACTTCAATGGCGCCTCGAAGGTTGTGCACCCAATCATGGTGGAAACCTGTATTGACTTCGCATCGAGGGCGATCAAAGAGCTGTTCCCGCCCGATGGCCCGACGCGCACCAAGATTTTGGGCGAAGTAACGCCTGAGAAGTCGGAAGTAGCCGAGCGCAAGCGCGATTACATGAACTGGCAGTTGACCGAGCAGATCGAAGAGTACCGCGACGAGCAGGAACAGATGCTGACGCAGCTCCCGTTGGGTGGCTCACAGTACCTGAAGCTCTGGTATGACGAGAAGAAGCGCCGTCCTTGCGCTGAATTCGTGCCGATCGACAACATCTACCTGCCATTTGCTGCCGGCAACTTCTACACCGCCCAGCGCGTGACCGAAGTTCACGAGGTGACGGACTTTGAATTCAAGCAGCGGATCGACCGCGGGCTGTATCGGGACGTTGCCTTCATCAGAAGCACGCTAGAACCCGAGCAGAGCGGCGCAGAGAAGGCGAACGACAAGATTGAGGGCAAGAGCCTCAGCGACAATATTGACGGCCTGAGGACGGTCTATCACGTCTACACATGGCTTGAGCTAGAGGATGACACCCGAAGCGGCGGCAAGTGGGCGCCGTACATCATGATGATCGACGCTCAAGACCATGAGATGCTGGGTCTGTACCGTAACTGGGAAGAGGGCGACGAGACGATGACGAAGCTCGACTGGATCGTCGAGTTTAAGTTCATTCCATGGCGCGGTGCCTACGCCGTGGGTCTGCCACACATCATTGGCGGCATGTCTGCGGCTCTGACAGGTGCTTTGCGGGCGCTTTTGGACACGGCGCACATCAATAACTCCGCCACGATGTTGAAGTTGAAGGGCGGGAAAATCTCTGGTCAGTCTGATCAGATCGATGTGACGCAGGTCATCGAGATTGAAGGCGCTCCGGGCGTTGATGACGTCCGCAAGATCGCTATGCCGCTGCCATTTAACCCGCCGAGCGCCGTTTTGTTCGAGCTTTTGGGCTGGTTGACCACGCAGGCTAAGGGTGTTGTGACTACGGCGGAGGAAAAGATCGCCGATGTGACCTCAAATGCCCCTGTTGGCACGACGCAGGCGCTGATTGAGCAGGGCGCCGCGGTGTTTTCGAGCATTCACGCCCGTTTGCACGAGTCCCAGAAGCGCGTTTTGATGATTTTGGGGCGGATTAACCGCTGGTATCTGGACGAGCAGCAAAAAGGTGACGTTGTCGCCGACTTGCCTATCTCAAAAGAGGATTTCCAGCGTAATTCTGACGTTGTGCCAGTGTCTGACCCGCACATTTTCAGCGAGACGCAGCGTATTGCGCAGATGCAGGCGGTTATTTCGCTGTCGCAACAGAATCCTGACCTGTTTGACCGCCGAGCTGTCGTTTCCCGTGCGTTGAAGCAGATGAAAGTGCCGAACGTAGCGGAGCTGATGCCTGCAGCGATCAAGCCGGGCGAGATGAATGCGATCGACGAGAACATGTCGATGGCGTTAGGCAAGCCAGCCTTCGCATATCCGGGTCAAGATCATTTGGCGCACATCCAGAGCCACCTGAACTTCTCGTTAGACCCAACACTTGGCAGCAACCCGATCATTTCCATGGCCTGCCTGCCGCAAGAGATGGAGCACATCAAGCAGCACATGGTGCTCTGGTACAAAGATCAGATGACGGACTACGCCGCGGGCGATACGGGCATCAATCTGCAGAAGTACGACGAGCGCGAGATGACCAAGCCGATCGATCAGACGATTGCGGTGGCCTCCGAGCACGTCAAGATGGATACGCAGAAGGTGTTCGAGAAGGTGATGCCTGCCCTGCAGCAGTTGGGTCAGATCGTGGCTCAGATGACGCAGCAGCGCCAGCAGCAGATGACACAGGCCGATCCAGATTCGCAGGCAGTCTTGCAGGCGTCTATGGCTGAGACCCAGCGTCGCCAGATGCGTGATCAGGCAGACATCCAGTTGCAGACTCAGAAGCTGCAGACTGAGGTGGCAATGAACACAGAGAACAACCTGACGAAAGAGCGCATGAAGGCGGCTGATCTGACGGTTGAGGGTGCCCATTTACAGAAGGAACAGCAGGAAACTGCCCTATCGCTGCAGGAAGCAGCACAACGTAACTTAGGAGTTTAATCATGACCGTTACTTTGAAAGACGAGCAGTCCGAAGCAGTTCGTCAACAACATCGCAACGCGACTGGTGCATGGATCACTGGTCAAGAGTACAAGGAGCAGGGTTCGGCTACGCAGCCAAAGGCCAACTCTGATCACGGCAATTTTTCCAGCAACAAGGGTATAGACAAGCGTAACGCATGAGATACGAGTCTGACTTCATTGGTGCTGTAAAAGCGCGTCAGCACGAGATCGCCGCGTCGTTGGCTGCAGGTAACTGCGTCAACTTCGAGACGTATCAACGGCTGGTGGGTCAACACAGGGGGCTGCAAGATGCCCTCGATATTCTTAACAATCTTTTAAGGGAAGAAGATGAACATGAATGAACCGGTAGCTTCTAACGAAGCTGATTTAGCTTGGGCATTCCCGAGCGCTGACCCCGGTGCGAAGCCCTTAGGGGCAAGAATTTTGGTGCAGCTACGTCGTACCAAGAGGAAAGCAACCAGTGCTGGGATTATCTTGGTTGAAGAGACCAAAGAGACCGAGAAGTGGAACAACATGGTTGCCAAGGTGCTGATGATTGGCCCTCTGGCATTCAGGAAGCGCGACACGATGGAGCCATGGCCTGAAGGGGCTTGGTGCGAGGTAGGCGACTACATTCGCGTTCCGAAGTGGGGCGGTGACCGCTGGGAAGTTGAAGTCACAGGTGAAGACGATTTCGAAGACCCAGCACTGTTCATGATCCTGAACGACCATGAAGTTATCGCAAAAGTAACTGGTGATCCGCTGGAAATGCGGGCTTTCATCTAAGGGGGCGTTATGGCTACAGACATTAACGATAAAGCAACATCTGACCTATTGATCAACGAGGGTCAAGACGGTTCGGCGACGGTAACGCTGCCGGGCGACTTGCCGACGGATGATGAAGAGCTGATGAAGCAAGGCGGTGCCGTTGAAGACGATCACGGTTCCGATGAGGAAGACGAGGCGGCTGAGCGGGCTGAGATTGACGCCAATGGCGAAGTCGATCCTGAGCAAGAGCGCATCCGTGCGGCTAAGCGGGCAAAGCGCAAGGCGCGTAAGGAATACCACCGTCAAGTCTCCAACGAAAAAGATGCTAGGTTGCAAAACTTGCATCGCCAGAACCAAGAGCTTCTGGAGCGCATTAGCACTTTGGAAAAGAAGTCTGCAACGGGTGAGTTGGCTCGGTTGGATAAGGCCATCGAAGACCAGCAGCACCGCATTGAGTTTGCCAAACGCAAGATTGCTGAGGCGACACAAAACGGTGACGGCGAGTTGCTAACATCGGCTCAGGAGATGTGGTTCGAGGCGCGGCGCAAGGCGGAGGACTTGTCGTCCTACAAGCAGCGCATGGTGCAGCCTGAGCGCCAGCAGACTATTAAGCAAGACCCGCGGGTGCAGCGGTATGCATCCCGGTGGATGGAAAGCAATCCATGGTACGACCCTCAGAGCGGGGATCTGGACTCGAAGATCGCCCTGACGGTTGACCAGCAGTTGGCGGAAGAGGGCTGGGATCCGGCCTCCCAAGAATATTGGGAAGAGCTTGACAATCGCTTGTCAGAAAGACTACCGAAACGCTATACTGAAAGCAGCAATGAGAAACCGGTTCAACGCCGTCCTCGGAGCGTGGTAACTAG